TTGTGATAATCTAACATAAGTATCAGTAGCAGTAATCAATCCTCTATTCAAACCAGCTGGTGCATACCATGGCGCTTGATTAGTATCATTAAATGCTAATACTCCTGGAATTAAAGTTGATGGCGGCACCCAAGTTGGAACATTGTTTGCACCATTAATTTTTAACCATGGCCAATATGCTGCAGTGTAATTGCTATCCATTGACGTAACTTGATTAACTACTGTTGAAATTGAATCTGTTAATGCATTCGTATCCATTACATAGAATGTATCTTGACGAGTTTCACACAATGTTCTTGCTAATCCAGTTACATTTGGATGTAAACTATCAATAATACCTGGCGTAACAAGTAAATTCATATCATAGTAGTCAGTGTTACTTAACAACGTAAATGCTTTGTTATATGCAACTGTACCAGTTGATGTTCCCGTAGAACAATTAAAACCAAATGTATTTGTTGACACAATATTAGTACCTGAATATTTTTTTAGATTTGGTTTAGCGCCATCAAAACCTCCTTGGAATGGAAGTATGAATTTACGAGTTGATGTTGCAACATTTGTTGTAAATGTTCCTGCTACTAATGCAGTTTGTAATGAACCAGAATATGCAGTACCAGCTGGGAAATTAACTGACGCATCTTGTGACACATCTCCTAAATAGAAATCTGAATTGCTACCGGTGGTTGAACCCGAAGTAGGTACTGGAGCTAAATAATTTAAATTGTTTTGAACGGCAAAATCGAATCCAAAGTAATTATTTGGATTATACTGACTTGAAACAACTTGTGATGTTGCATATGATGCTGCACTTAAATTTAAAGATCCAGATGCCATTGGAATTGGAGAATTCAATGAACGGAAGCCAAATGGTACTAATGATGGAGCAATTAAACCTTCTTCAACGGATTGATCTACTTCAACTCTTACATATGCTGAATTATTTGCATAGTCGCCGCTGATAACCAATTGATTTGAATTATTAATTGTTTGATAACGTGTACCAATTTTTCTAGCAATATAATTTGGAGATGCTGGATTCAAGTTAACATTAATAAATGTTTCTACAATCTCAGGTTGTCCATCTGTATCTTGCGATGTATCAACTGCATTTACAAAACCAGGTTGTGGTGTTGATGTATTTACTCGACGAATTTCAACTGTAAATGATCCGTACCCATTCGGATCTGGTGTTTCAGAACCTAATTTTACATCACGAATTCCAACTTTTACATCGTAATTAACTGAGTTACCATGAGATAAAGTATGGAATTTAAACAAGTTTCTTGTAATTGAACCAATTTTCTGTGATGTAATCCAAGGGGTTGATGCAGTTGCATAATCTTGCAAAAATTCATAATTTGAAAGTTTTGCTAATTCTACAGTAACATCTCCTAAATTAGTAAATAAAGATGATGCATTGATATTTTCATATTGAACATATACTGGATAATTTACTGATTTAGCATTTCGTGCAAATACTGTAGGAACATATTCATTATTTGTTGAAACAATTGATGCAGATATTGCAACGCCTTCTGCAACTGCAAATGATCCATTGAATCCAATTGCTGAATCTGCTGCAGCTACATATGAACCTGAAATTTTCAATGCAAATGATCCAGACCCGCCATCTAATAATACAGAATCTTCAAATAACGCTGTTGCGCCATCTGTAGTTACTGCTTGAGTTGGGTGCAATACGTGTGTTACTACTTCAACCTTCCCTGCACCGGAACCTGATTTTGCAATGATTGCTAAACCACCATTAGTTAATTTATACCCATCTTCATATAAAAGACGTGTTACTGTAATTACATTTCCGCCTTTTGCTAAATAATCTTGAACTACATACGGAACATATGAATCCGTAGTTGTTGTTCCAAAAATTTGTTGAAACTGCTGATATGATGTAATTTGTGTTGGAATCAATGCAGGACCTTTTACGGTTGGACCTACAATAGATGCTCCAATTTGTGCGACTCCGCCGGCGATAAATGATTGATCTAATTCATTTGTAAACACGCCTGGCGAAACTATTCTTTCTGCCATTTAATACTCCTATAATTTTTTATTTATAAATATAGGATTATTGTGCCAAACCATCATCTGCCGTAAATGTGCCGTCTGCAATATTGATTTGTCCATCGCCATAACGTTCGCGCATTTTTTCTAATAATTCTTGTTCTTTCGTACGTAGAGATTCAAATTCAGAATATAACTTGTCTTGTTCTGCGTTTAAAAATTCTGATCGACGATTAATTGCAATTTGTTCTAATGAAATAGAACCTAAATTATTTGCATTATTTGCAAACAATTCGCGAAGTGCTTGAATTTCATCTAAATGTTCTTTGTCTAACTTTCTTGTCATTTTTTCCTTTATTTTGTTTTTAATGTATTTAAATTGTTTTGTATTGCCGTTTTATATAGTTCTGGCATATCTTGTTGTTCTAATTCTTTAAACAACGAAATAGATTCGTCCCATAAACCAATCCACCATGAACTAACAGCTTGTTCAAATCGTAAACCTAATATTCCTGGATATTCTATATCAGTTCGTGTAGCTGCAGGCTCTGTTGCATGTTCTTGTCCTAAAACTGCCATGGTATATGATTCTTGCCAATCGCGGTTGCGTTCATATATTCTTGCAAGTAAAAAATATGCTTCTGGTCGTTTAGGTTTTAAAGAAACTGCACGCAATAAAATACCTTTAATTGTAAAGATACGATCGCCTTGGCGTTCAAAACATAAAGCCATACGTAATGATGCTTCATATTGTAAATTTACATCATACCCAAATTCAATGCTACGTAAATAGAATCCGGCAGCTGATGCTGTTTGTCCTTGTTGTTCATATGCATATCCTAGATTAAAATTAACTTCTTGGTTTCTAGGTTCTTGTATGTATCGTTGCAACCAATATTCTATTGTCATGATTTACTTTCTGGTGTTACTGCATTTTCACATCCTTGACACAATGCAAAACATTGCAATGGACGTGGAATTACATCTTCATAATCTTGTTCGTAGATGTTTCCTGTAATATGTTTTAAACCATAATCCATACAACACAATGAAACATCGCCATTTGGTAAAACTACATTGTGATATAAATCTTCAATGCATCCGCAAGTCATTGCTTTATCGCCATGGTCCATGTGTTGAAATCTATCTTTGTATTTTTCTAATTCTGGTTTAATAATGGCTTCGCCTAGCAAATTGCCGGCGCGAGACCAAAATGTTGGAATGTGGGTTTCTGGCCATAAATGTTTAACTGATTCATGTGGTTCTCCCATACACATAACATAAAAGCCTTGAATATGATTTTCTAGTTGTTTGAATCGTTCAAATACTTCAATCAATCTAGGAGTAATAGGATGTTTTGCAATTCGTTCTTGATCTGGAATATGCAAACAAAAACCTCCATTTGGCCCACTTACAAATTTGATATCTTTGATACGTTCAACATCTTCAACAGTCATTCCTACGCCTGTACTAAAAGCTGATATTGGATGTCCTTGTTGTGATGCATAAATCAACATGTCCGTACATCGTTTGTTTAGCCATGGCTCAGTAAATCCAGAAAATGTAACACGTACTTCTTTTGGCAATTTATCAATGACACGTTTAAAATTTTCAAACGTCATTGTTTTATCTGCTTTATATATATTTGTTAACGTTCTCTGCGGACAAAATGCACAATCAATTACACAACCTTTGGGTGGTATTGATGTTGTAAATTCTAAAGTTGGCCATTCTGTTAAACGCCAATATTCTTTTTTCTCTGCTTTACGATTATCAATATAAAGGGTTATTTCACTATAATGTTCAATAAAATGATCATTCCATAAGTCCCATTTAATGTCCACGCCGTCCCAAGAATAAACATTGAATGTATGAAATTGTTTTAAATAAGTATCGCGGAACGTTCTAAATTTTTCTTTTAGTTCGGGCGTTGATAAATGCCATTCTCCTACAATCTTTTTTACATTTTGTTTGATCCATGATACGCGCTCCGGAGTAAAAATATCATATTCTCCGCCTTCGCAATCAATTTTCATGAAATCAATTTGCGTTACATTGTATTCTTTTAAGAATGTATCAAATGTAATTGCATCAGCAGTTGCTGTTCTACCGTGAGTTTCAATAACATCTGAAAAATATAATCCTTTAAATTCAGTTTCGCCATCAACATTGTTTATACCTTTATTAATTAAAGTAACATTGTTATGATGACCAATATTTTTCTTCATTGTATCAAACAACGTAGGCTTTGGTTCAAAACAATAAACATGTTTAGGTTGGTTGTCTAATATTGAAAATGTAAATGGTCCTACTGATGCACCGATGTCTAAAACAACGTCATCTTGTTCGACAGGAAATTTTTCTGTGTAATCTTCTCGTACAAAAATTTCTTCAGTAACCGTTTCTTGAAACCATGGACTTTCTGCAATTTCTCCCCAATCAAATGAAGCTTGTTGTTTTTCTCGTTCAATGAATGAATCAAAGAACGTTTGGGGCATTTTAAGGATATATGCTGCATTATCTTGAAATCCGAATGATATTAATAAATCATCACCCCACTCCGTTAAGCCGCAGCAAAATTCAATCTCACCACCCATAAAACTAAATGGTCTAGAAATGTGTTCAATATTCCAATCTGCATCCCAGATTACAAAACGATGAGTATATTTTCCATCTTTTTGATCAAGCTTATTTTTAAATAAATCAACTTCGTGTATAATGCAAATGCGTTTTCCTTTGTATGGAATAACCTGAGAACTACCACGCATATCTTGATGTTGACCAGTACCTGGTTTTAATATGCGTTGCCAACATTCTAAAGTCTCCGAATCTCCTTCTATTACCTCGGTTGGGTTAGTCCATTTAACCATATGCCCGGGCAAATCTTCTACAACCATCCAATTCTTTTCACAATATGATGTTTGATCATATGGATGTTTAATGCGACTTCTTTTGATTTCCGTAACAGAACCATCTTTAACTTCAAGTTCAGACATTTCCATACGTCCTTCACCATTAGTTGTAGTGTCTCTGCGAACT